CGGGGCCCGGTGGTCTCGGTGTCGTCGTAGATCCCCTCGATCTTCATCGAGGATTCCTTGAGTCCGCCCGCGAATACCTTGGTGTCGTTCCCGAAAGTGGTGACGTCGTGCGAATCAGCCTTTAGCTCGTATTCACACGATGTGCCGTAGACGCTGAGATCCTTGGCGTCGACCGAGACGACGACACCCTTACCGTGCACGACGCCCATTTCATTTCCCCTTTCCGAGGACACGCACCCGGAACATTGCCGATTGGTATTCGACACCGGCCACGGTGGCGATAATGAATTCCGCATCCATCACGTGCGCGATGTCCCACACGGTCGTGACGTGCGACTCAATGGCTTGCTTGATCGAGGTTCCGCCGATTCCGTCGACATAGACCCCGAGTGCATCGCGAACCGACCCCGCATCGCGCCCGCCGACGAATACGACGACGGACAGCTCTACGTCCTCGGTCCCGTTGCCGAACGACTCGTCATAGGAATAGCGCCGCGGATAGGACACCATCGCCTGCGGGGGATTCACCCGGTTCTCCGGATAGGGCGTGACCCGCAGGCCGCTGATCACGCCGCAGGCCGTGCCCAGGCCGTCCATGATCTCGATCAGCCTCACGCCAGCACCGTCCCGATCTTGCGGACGAACGGCCGGATGAGGGTTTCCACGTCGGGATCGAGCCGGGCCAGTAGCCGCACCTCGGAACCGACCTCGGGCGACCCGGCCACGCCGAACGGCGCGTCCCGACGGCTGATCAACCGGGACGCCTGGATCATGCACGCCTCGTGCACCGCCACCGGGACGGCGGGCCAGCCCCACTCGGCGGTGACCCTGACCGAGTCCGCGATCAGCGGGGGACAGGGCATCGAGCTGCCCGCGAACAGCACCGAGGTCCACGGGAGGCCCTGCCCCTCCGCGTTGCGCGGCAGCAGGATCATCCCGGTGATCTCGACGTATGCCCCGTCGCCAGAGAGGTCGGCCGCCACTTCGAGCCCGACCTCACTGGCGACGTCGTCGACCAGGGCCACCCACTGATCGCGGACCGGGCCGTCATAGCCGCGCCGGGACGGGGTGAAGTAGCGCGCGTCCGGCTGGTCGGTCCGGCCGAACTGCCGCCAGTGCCCCGGCCGCGGGTCGCAGGCGTGATCGATCATCCGCGAGGCACCGGCCAGCGCCGCCGTGATCACCGCATCGTCGGCATCGTCAGGGATGCGGACGAAGTCGGTGAGTTCGTCGACGGTCGCGTAACTCGGTGCCCACGGCATGACCGGCGCCTACGTGGAGGACCCAGCCGAGCCGCTCGGCTCGGACGTTCCGGACGACTCGGCCGGGCCCGTGGCGGGTCCGCCAGAGCCCGAGTCCGCCGTCTCGGTGCCCCCGGCGGACCCGGGCGAGGTGGACGACGCCGGACCCTCGGTGGGGAGGGTGGGCGAGCCCGAGGGGCCCGACGTCGTCGAGGTCTGGCCCGCGCCCTGCGTACCGGACGTGTCGGCCGGGATCGTCACCGGCCCCCCGGAAGCCGACTTGTCCGACGCCGTGGGCACGCCCGCGGGCAGCTCGTTGGATCCCGGCTGCGTGGTGCCCGGCACGGTCGCGTGCACCGTGGCGGGCGCCTCGTCGGCCGGGGTGTCCGTGCCGTACGGCCCCGCGCCGAGCTGATCGGGCATTCCCGGCAGCGTGATCGGCCCGCCGAGCATCGGTGTCTCGGCGGGCGCGATCTGGCCCGGCTCGATCTGCTCGACGGTCGGGGTGTGATGGGTGGCCCGCTTGTCCTGCGCGATCGTCGGCGGCCCGACCCGGCCCTTGACGTGGCTCTGCGCGTCGGTGGCCACCTGCTCGCTCGACGGGTCGCCCGGGACCGGGCCGCCCTCGGGTCCTGCGCCGCCGCTGGGCGCCCCGGGAGCGGTACCCGGCGCACCGGCCTCCCCGCCCGCCTCGGCCGCGCTCACGGCGCTCTCAGAGCCCGTGCCGCTGGCGGTGTCGGTGGTGCTGCCGGTGGTGCTGGCGCCGGACGTGGTGCCCTCGGTTCCGGTATCCGGATCCGTCTTGGCCGCGGTGGTCTCTGCGGACGATGCGGAGGTGCTGGTCTCGTCAGCCATGGTCTCGATTCCCTTCTCAGCTCGCGGCCGTGATCTCGACACGGCGGACGGAATGAGCCGCCTGTCGCACGATGACGGCGGAATAGGCCCAGACGCCGAGCTTGATAGATTCCGGGCCCGCCACTTCCTCGTAACGGAATCGCAGAACGGAGCCCTCGAAAAGAATCGTGTCGCCGCTGCGGAAAACGAGGATGTTTTCCGGGTAAGCGGTGCCCGATCCGATTCCCAGGCCATCGGTGGCCGCCACACCCATTCCGCCGACCGAGCCGGGAACCTGCACCGACCCGCGGCCCGAGACGTTCACGAGTTCGCCCTCGGCCGGGTAGAGCCGCCGCCCCGCGGTGTCGCGGAACTTCATGAACCGACCCCACCGGGAGATCCGCATCGCCAGCGCGTCCGCGGGCAGCTTGCGCCCGTTCCATACCGCGATGGCCGCATCGGTGATCGCGTCCTCGGCCGCCGCCGCGGTGAACGCCGCCTCGGTGGCGACCGTCGCCGCCGCCGTACCGGCGGCCACGACCAGCGCCGCCGTCACCTTGTCCTCGATCTTGCGGTTGTAGACGCTCAGCATGTCGCCGTAGATCAACGCGTCGACGGCCGGGTTGGTCGCGTCGATCATCTGCCGGGAGACGACCTGGATACCGCTGGTCGGCTTGGGCGTGACGACGTCGACGTTGGTCGCGAACGCGTCGGTCTCGCTCGGGTGCGTGTTCTCGGTCGCCTGCTCGGCGAGTACCGCATCGGTCCCGGCCGTCTGGCGCGGCAGCGTCATCGGGGTCGGATCGCTGATCGGGATGTGCCGGACCAGCTCGGCCACCACCCGGCCCTGCCGGGCCAGCGCCTCGTATTCCTCGGTGAGCCACCGGGGCGGCACGATGCCCGCGCCGCTGACCGTGGTGGACAGCGCGCGGTTGTGCTCCTGGAGACGTCGGCCCGCGTCGTCGTCGCCCTCGCGGGCCCGGACCAGGTCGGTGAAAAACGAGTTCGTGCCGCCCTCGGCCGCGCTGCGGTAGTGCCCCGGGTCCCGGTCGGCCGCGGTGGTGCCCGAGGTCGTGTGCTCGGTGCGCTCGTGCTCGTCGCCGGTCCCGCCCGCGTTCTCGGTCTCGGCCGGGCCGCCGATCTCGGCGTAGCCCGCCGCCACCCGGGCCGCGCGCAGCTCGTCCTCGACGAGTTGCTCGATCTCCGCGGAGAGCGCCTCGGCGCGCTCCCGATCGGCGGTGACGGCCGCGAGTTCGGCCTCGGTCAGGTCCCGGCCCGCGCCCTCGTTCTCGCCCGCCGCCGTCTCGACGACGCCGCGGGCCCGCTCGTGAACGGTGCGGAACTCCTCGCGCCGCCGGGTGAGTACGGCGCTGCCCCCGGGTGCCCGACGGTGCAGCGCAAGCGTGGTGAACAGCAGAAACAGACGCACGAACATGGCAGGCACTCCCGGTCAGGGGGCAGGGGTGAGGGACCGGGCTGCCGAGACCGAGGGCCGTCGGGGTGCTGGGCCGCGGGATGACCACGCGGGCAGGAAGCCGAGCAGCGTTCGCCGGGGAACCGGGAATCGATCAGGGAACCTACGCGCGTTGACACCGGACGGTCAACGCGCCGTAGATCAGAACCAATTGCCCTGCGAGTCCTGCATGATCATGCGACCGCACCGGCGGCACACCGAGACCGTGTTGATTCCGCGCGGGTGCACGACCGTGGTCGGTGCGTGCCAGCCGATCCAGCAGAGCAGGCAGCCGAACAGGTCGCGGATCACGAGACCGGGATCGGCCAGTCCGCCAGCACGAGCCGCGCGCGGGTCAGCCGGGGTGCCCCGGTCTCGCCCTCGGCCTCGTCCTCGTCGCGCACGCCGGTCACGACGGCCGCGTCCGCGTACGCCCCGCGCAGCACCGCCGCCGCCTCGAACGGGTCGAACCGCTGGCGCGACACGGTCCCGTCCGGCAGCGTGCGCGACCACCCGGGAGCGGCCCGGAAGCCGACCGAGAGTTCCCGGTAGACCCCATCCTTGATCAACTCGATCAGCTCGTCACCGGTGGCCGTCTTGGACACCCGCCACTCCCCGTAGAGCCCGGCCGCATCGTCGCGCAGGAGTTGCGTCCGGCCGCACGCGGCGCCGCCCTGGCGGACGTGCTCCCGGGCGAAGTGCATCCGGTACGCGGGCAGCCCGCCGGGCGCCCGGCCGCGTTCGCCCGCCTCGATCACGTGGTTGGCCCCGCCCGGCTCGAACTGCTCGCGCAGGCTCTCGTCGATCCGCTGCGGGTGGTTCCACGGGACGAGGATCCCGAACACGGTCCGCCCGTCGCTGCCCCCCTGCTCGGCGCGCATGATCTCCAGCTCGGCCGCCACCGGCCGGTAAAGGGTTTCCAATGGCATTACTCGCTCCCCCTTCCTAGAGCCATCCGGCCCGCCGCATAATGCCGGTCACCAGCCAGAAGGCCATGATTAGCGCAATCACTGCGCATATAATCAAAGTGCCCATCCGCAGGCGCATCTCGCCCTTGGTTAATGGCTCACCCATCGCATACACCGTTCCGACCACGCCGAGGAACAGCGCCACGAACAGCGCCGGATCGAGCGCGTCTTCCGTTATCGCGTCCGAGGACGCCTGAATGGTAAGAGTGATCACTCATCCACGTCCCCATGCCCGGCCGGGCCGGGCAGCCCGCGGTTGCGCCGGGTCGCCCGGCGCTCCCGGCGCTCGGCCCGCTGGCGCCGCTTGGCATCGCGCCAGGCCCGGCGCTCGATCCCCTGGGCCCACCCGGTGGCCACCGCCGCGAGCCCGAGCAGCTCGGCGTAGAGCACGTGCGGATCATCCGATTGGCTGATCTTGTCGAACCGGTCGGACAAGATCGCGAACTTGCGCGGGTCCGGCAGATCCGGATTGAGCGTGGTCACCCGCCAGCCGCCCGGCTCGCACATGTCGACCATGGCCCGGCCGAGATCCCGCCGGGTGGTCCGGGTGAGCGTCCGGCGGATGTGCCGGGCCGCCGCCAGCGCCGCAGGCTGGCGCTCGTGCGGCATATCCGCTGGCATATCTGGCGCCAGGTCGGCCCCCGCGACCAGCTCCGGCGCCCCCGTTGACAGCGTCTTGTCAGCGCTGCGCACCGGCTCGACCTGTTCCCCCACCGCTACCGCCCACCTCTCCAAGATCGTCGTCCACGCGTCGAGCACCCCCTGCCAGAGGCCGAGCCCGAACGGGTCGCGCATCGCCCGGCAGCACATGATCAACCCTTCCCGACCGGATTCTTTCCCTTGCGGTGCCCCGGCCAATAGCCGAAATGGTCGTGAAACCATTGCGAGGCAATGCGTTTCGCCTTTCCCGGGCTGCCGACGTGCTTGAGAATGTGGCGATACAGCGCCGTCCACGGGTGCGGACTGTTCGCCCATTTCTTGAGTCCCGGGCCGTGCACCCAATATTGCTTGAGATTGCCGCCGTCGTCCCGGAAATGCAATTCGTCCGCGGAGAATGGCCCGATCGGCGCCTCGTCGTCGGTCTCGCCAGTCCGGTAATAGTCCATCCCAGTGATCATGACAATGGCGCCCACTGCGACTTGCGGCCCTTGCCCTTATCCGGCCCGAGCGACTGCGCCCACGACGCCGCCATGACCGCGGTTCGGATCAATTCGTCGTAGACCCGGGTGCTGTCCGGCCGGTCATAGGTGAGCGCCTCGGCCACCTTGCCGCTCGCCTGCTCCAGCAGGACGAATTTCTGGCCGTCCAGCATATGGCCGTTCAATGGCGTCTGTGCCCAGGTGGCACCGGCGCACATCGCGTTCATCTCGACGTGAATGGCAGTGATCACGTCTTTCTTAATGCCGCTGCGCACCTTGGGCGCCTTGCGCTCCGGACGGTCACCGCCCAGGGCGTCCACCGTGGCCTGCGCGTGATCCTCGGCCTGCTCGTCGTCGAGCTGGTCACCGTCGCCCTTGTCGTCGCGCTTGCCCTTGCGCTTGTCCTCGCGCTGGTCGGGAGCCATGCCGTGCTCTGGAGGGTGCAGCTTGGCCCGTTCCTCGCGGAGCTTGCGCTTGATCTTCTTCCTTGCCTTTTTGGCCTTGCCCACGATGTCCACCTCTCATGACCTCACTGGTACCGGCTTGGCTGCCTTGGGC